GAGCCTCTCGAAGCACGAGTTCACTCGGGTTCTTGCGTTGAAAATGTTCCGCACCTCGCCATCAGCGAAGTATTTCAGAACCTTACCCTCGGAAGAATCAATAACGATATAATCGCTTTCGTCCAGGCTGATTCCTGTAACACCGTACGTATTACCGCCGATAATAACCGCCGGATCATTGGCTGGCCCGTGGAACACGATTTTGAAGTTCGCCGGAGAGTTCGATCCCTGAAGAATCGTTCCGGTAGTCGTTCCGTTTGCATATCTGTAGGGATACCGATTCGCATATCGCTTACTTCCCGCTGCCAGGTTGCCTGTCGGAACGAAGTTCCATTCTTTTTCAATGATCCACATCGGATACTCGGTGGTAATCGTCAGTTCTGCGGTCATATAATCTGCCGGGTCTTCCCAATCCGTCATCTTGCCCGCCGTAATATAACACTTCATGTAGTTTCCGTTACAGTACAGCTTGCCCGGAGTCTTATTGATGATATCGTACTCAAAGACATCTATCATTTTGTCCAGGGCGGCAATGTAATCTGCTTCAGTCCAGGCCATAATGGTCAGTTTCAGTTTCTTGGAGGTGATAGACTTGGTGAACTCATCGATTTTACCGCCATACGCATTGTAGTTCGTGGAAGAAGTAAACTCCCATGCAAAGTCCAGGAAATCTCCTGTCTCCAGCAGATACGGGATATTACAGAATTCCAGCTTTGTTCCTACACTGTTCTGGTAATAAATGTCATACTTCAAATCACACCACCTCCTATGCAGGTTCAATGTCAGAGATCAAGCGGCCGAACTCTCTGTCGTCGCACTCAACCTTGACGTCAGCACGAACGAAACCGCGGGCAACGGCATCGCCCAGTTGTTCATAGTCGAGATACTCGTCCATAGTTCCATCGACCTGTCCCGTTCCGGTGCGGGTCTTCACAGAGACATTAGCGTTGATGTTTCCTACTTGTTCAGTCACGCCATCACGCATTTTCTTTACCAGACCAGATACATCGATATCCTCCGTCGCTGTGTCGAAAGAGTTAATCATCTCGCTGGCCGCATCCTGCATCGTATCATTCAGTTCAGGGCTGGTCTGATCGATGCCTTGTCCGATACCAGGAAGGATGTGCTTACCGATTTCATCTCTTGCACGACGAGAAGGGCTGTTGATTCCCAACCAGGACTTCACTCTCTGGATGGCATTACTTGCTGCATTGACAGCAGCATTTACCAGACTGGAAGCAGCACTGGCAACACCGGAAGCCATGCCTTTAATTAGGCTGCTGCCGAGGCCGAGCCAGTCCATGGACTTGATTCCGCTGATTGCGCTCTTTCCGATGTCAACCAACAGTTTCGGGATTGTGGTCAACAGAGCGTTAATTCCGTTTGCAATCCATGTGATTACATTCGATCCAAGCCTGTTCCAATCCATGTTGGCGAAACAGTCTTTTGCGCTTTGACCGATTTTCCTTATGGCATCCGGCAGATGTGTTGCCAGAGCCCGGAAACCATCACCGATCATTGTGATGATTTTACTACCAAACTGAACCCAGTTGAATGCGCTGAATGCGGCGATTATGGCCTCGATAATGGCCGGGATCGCATCGATCAAATCTGGGATGGCATAAATCAGACCTGCCGCCAATTCGACTATCAGACTGATTCCGGCTTCGAGCAATTTGGGGGCATTGTCGTTTATACAGCCGCACAGATTTGTGATTATAGTCGGTACTGTAGCGAGGAAAGTAGGAATATTCGAGATCAACGAACTGGCCGGAGCCTGGATCATGGCGAGTCCGGAGTCAATCAGAAGACCTACGTTTTCTCTGAGCGTTCCGCTGAACGAAACAATGGCCTCCATCGCCATGGGAATGAGCTGAGGAAGACCGGTGGCGATACTGGAAGTCAGTGTGTCAATCAGACTGATTCCAATCTCTGTGATCTGGGGCAGACCTACCATCAGAGCATCGAACAAAGTGCTCAGTATGGTGAGTCCTTGTTCTGCGAGACTAGGCAGGCTTGAGATAATACCAGATGCGACGGTTTCTATGATCTGAAGTCCTGCAGAGAGCAAAACCGGAAGCTGGGCGACTATCGAATCAAGGATAGCCTGGACACAGCCTCCTGCCGCAGCGATCATGTCCGGGAGGCCAGAAGCGATACCTTCCGCCAGAGTTCCAATGAGCGTGATCGCAGTGGACCACATATCACCGGTGCAGCTTGCGATTGCCGAAATGAACGAAACAATCAGAGTAGAGCCGGCAGTGCCAACACCTTCAGCCTCCTGGATGCCTATGCAGAAGGAATGCACCAGAGATGCCGCAGCATCAATGAGCCGAGGTGCCGCATTTGCTACCTCTTCCACAATGTCAACCAGTACGTCACCAAACGAAGTGACCAGCCCGTCGAATCCGTTCTCATTGAACGCATTATAGAGTGTTGAGATATATTCCTGGCCCTTGATCGCAAGCTCCTTAAGAGGTTCTTGGAGTTTTTCAAAAACAGCGATTCCCAGGCCTTCAACGCCAGACATCAGAATCGTAAGCTGACCCTGAAGGTTATCCTGCATGGTAGCAGCCATAGATTCGGCCGCACCTTCGCAGTCATATATCGATTCAGTGAGCTTAGCAAACTCCTCATCGCTGGCATTGATGATGGCAAGCATGCCGCTCATTGCTTCTTTGCCAAAAATGGTAGAGGCAGCTGCAGCTTGCTCTGTTTCGCTGAGGTCAGCAAAACTTGTACGGAGGCCCTGCATGACCTCCATGAGAGTTTTGGAATTGCCCGCGGAATCTACCATCGAGATTCCGAGATCCTCCATAGCTCCCGCTATCTTATCTGTAGGTGCCGCCATATTGGCAAGGGCCGTCTTCAGTGCTGTACCAGCCTGACTACCCTTTATGCCGGAGTTTGCCATCAAACCGATAGCTATCGCAGCATCTTCTGCGGAGTATCCAAGTGTACCACACAGTGGGGCAACATACTTAAAGGTCTCGCCCATCAGGGCGACATTTGTGTTTGACGATGCAGATGTGCTTGCAAGGATGTTCGCAAAATGCCCAGACTCACCAGCGGCCATACCAAACGCCGTCAGTGCATCCGTAACAATGTCGGAAGTCGTTGCAAGGTTCTCACCGGAGGCGGCTGCCAGGTTCATTATACCGGCCAGACCGTCATACATTTGCTGGGGTTCCCAGCCTGCCATAGCCATGTAGTTCAATGCTTCTGCAGCTTCAGTAGCACTGAACTTGGTGGTGGCACCCATTTCCTTGGCTTTCTCGCTTAAAGCATCAAGGCCATTCACCATTTCTCCAGCAGCTGTAACCACCGTTGCGCTGCTGGCACCGGAGATTGCTTCTACCTGAGACATGGCGGACTCGAAATCAGATCCGACCTTGACGCAGTATGCTGCACAGGCAGAAAGGGCGGTTGTCACTGCCGAGATAGCAACAGTCGTCGCCTTGAGGCTAGTTTTTGCCAGAGTGCCTAATTTGCCTAGACCTTCCTCAAGCCCGCTGGGGTCCAAACTGGTATCAATAATGACCTCACCGTCTGCCAATGGTAATCACCTCCTATGGCGATCCGTCATCGGCACAACGGCACTACTTGACATTCAACGTTATTTCAAATTCTCTTTTACAATTCCGTCCTTTACACTTGACGAAAACCCCCCGGCAAATAGCCGGGGGGCGAATGAAAATCGGCATCTCATACCCGCAGTATGGACACTTTACTTTTTCGGGAGAAGGTTTCTGTTCACTCACAGAACTCACCTCCCTTTAAGTAATGCGGATACGTTTCCGCCATTCATCAGGGCAGCTTCAATCGCTTTGATTTTGTCTACCTCTGTTTTAGGAAGCGGCAGTGCATGAATTCGCTTCATGTCCAAATAGAAATCCTTCTGGGATTTGGTCATATTCTGGGTGATCTTGATGCTTCTGTATCCCATGATCTTGACGAACTCCGTGTCCTCAGACAACGACTGAAACATTGCCTTGAATTTCCACCAGTGCAGATCTTCGTCCTGGAGATCTACACCGAATTGTTGGAGGAAAGCAGAATATATGTACGCATCATCATGATCGAAGTCATAATAACGCTCACTGGATCCGCTTCGTTTTCTTCGTCTCGTTTTCTGGGTTTCTTCCTTACCACACCGATAAAACCACATGATTTTATCGGTGGCCTGATTGATGTCCTTCGGAATG